ATAAATGTAGTTGTAGGACTTAGACTTAGTGTTCCACCACTATCAACTAACATACTATCAAAAGTAGAATCCACTTCCATATTACTATCATCTGTAGAATTTGTTAGATCACACTCTAATTTACCACCATTATAAATATGAGTTTCACCCCAATTAAGTCCTGTTCCATTATGACTACTACCACTAATATATCCAGTTCTTAATTCTCCTTGTAAAATTTTAACCTTACCAGTAATAGTGTGTATTCTTCCAGCAGTTCTTGAAGCATCCCCATCCGATCCTGAAGCATTTCCACCTGCACCATGATTCCAATAATATAAATGTTTATTACTTGCTGTTAAATGATAATAAAATCCAGCACAAGTCCATGTAGCACTTGCAGTAGATACATTAATACCAAGAGTATCTTCTCCTCCTGCATTACCTAATAAGATTATATCTGTTGATCCTAAATTAAGTAAAGCAGTATGTGTAAAATATTCATTAGCATCTCCAGATCCGACAACTAATCTTCCTGATGTTTTATTTAATTGATAACTATGATGTCCTCTTAATCCGCAAGTATACATAAATCCAGTTCCTAAATTAGACTGCTCATTTGAACTTGCATAATCAAATCCATAACTTTTCATATGTTGTGCTGTAGTCCCAGCTTTACCATTAGCTACAACTTCTCTAATCTCCAAATTGTCAATATGAACTATTTGTCCTTCAGCCATATTACTAACATAAAGATAAACACTTGTAGCAAATCCAGCTACAAAATAAGCAGTTCTTGTTTCAAATGATGTATTTGTTAAATTTTCATTTCTTGTATTAGCACCATTAAGATAAGCATGAGTTTCAGCATCAGCACCAAATGGTAAATTTGTGTTTTGAGTTGTCCATTTTAAATTTACAGTTCCTGTATTTACTTTAGCATCAAATGTTGCTTTGTAAACTTTACCAACTGTTAATCCTGAAGTAGATAAAGAAGTTGAATTTAAACTAAAATAAGCTCCTGTTGAAGAACCTCCCGAAGCATCAGAAGTTCTTGTAATTTTAGCTGTATTACTATCATAAAGAATAGTATTGGTTCCATATTCTTGCCATCCTGTTACTGCCTGTCCATCAGTTCCATTAAAAGTCCCTATATCACAAATATTATTTCCTAAAGAAGCATCTAAAATAACTGAAGAACTACCACTTAGAAATTGAGATGAACCTTCCATAGCTAAACAACTATAACCTGATCCATCATTATCATCATGATAAGTCTGTCCATCAATAAATAGATCATAAGTATTAGATCCATCATACGTTCTAAATTCTCCGTCTCCAGATACTACGATCCTGCCATTTACTGTAAGATCTTCTTTTAATGCAAAATTCTTACTGCCTGAACTTGCTGTTACTAAATTGATCCTGCCTTGTAAAGGCCCATAAACAGAAGCGTTATCCTCTGCTGCTGTTGCTGTTACAATAACATCTTCAGCGGTATTACCTGACACTAAAGACACACCATTTGACATAGCAATAGTATTATGGAATCTTTTACAACCTATAGTAACTTGTTTACTATTACAATCAAAAGCTCCTCCTAATTGGTCTATACCTGTAAATGTTCCTCCATCCACTTGTAATTGAGTATTATCAGGCCTCCAATCATTAGTTGCTGTATATGTTCCTGATCCTGTATTAATAGTTCCATTACCATAAACTAAAACTGCGGTAAGGTTATAATTAGCTGTTGAAAGTGTTGTGCCACTTGTAACTGAAAGATTACCAGACATAAGAAGATTATCTGATTGAGTGTAGGTAACATTTCCAGTTAATGTTAGATTATTAATTCCTGCTGCGTTACCACATTGTATATTAGATGCAGTTCCATAAGTCAAATCCATTGTTCCTGCTGCTACACAAACTGAATTTGTTGCTATAAGTATTGATCGTGTGCTATCATTTGAATGCCCATTTACTGTAGCTGTTCCAGAAGTGTTAGTAAATTTAGCAGCTGCATTATTATCAACTACAATACTTCCTATTGTGTGAGTTCCACTTCCTCCATTAAATGTTCCTCCTTGCCTTACATGAAGTCCTGCACCGTCTGTTTTACCCGAACCTAAACTTACTGCTGAAGCATTACAAGTTAATCTTCCTGCATCTGCACTTCCACTGTCTGGGCCAAGTGTTGTAGTTCCTGTTACTGTAAGAGCTCGATTATTACTTGAATCTGTATTTAATCCTCCTGCTGTTATTGTAAGTTGCGTTAGTGTTAAATCTGAATTTAAATATGTAGAATTTCCTGTAGAATCATGTTGGAGAGTTAAATGTTTAATATCACCCGTTCCACCATTATCTTTAATATTTTTATTATCTCCACCTAATATTTTTATATTTAAATCTCCTGATATAGTTCCATCCCAACGGAATAAATTATCATCACTTGAACCTTTTAAACTAAGAGTATTATTTCCTCCTACAATAGTTCCTGTATCATCAACAAATACTGAACCTGTTTCTATTCCTCCTGTTAGAGTTACAGTATCACCATTCTGAATTATACAGTGATCATCTTGATTATCTGGATTTCCTGCGGTGCCACCACCATCTGCTTGAGAGTTCCAAGCGTTAGTTGCGTCAAAGTCATGGTTGCCGTCAGAATACCAAGTTGCTGTTGCCATTAGGCCACCTCACTTATTGTGAATATATTAGAGTGAATAGGAGAAACCATTCACTAAATAGTCCCTTGTAAGAATACTTTACAGTTACCAGCATCAAACGTAGGTGTTCCAGACGCTATAGTCATTGTAACTGCAAGATATCTTAATCCAGTTGTTGATAGTGATTTTAATGATCCTGTATTATTGGTAATCTCAATATCGTCTCCGATCTGAACCCAATCAGAATCCACAGCCATTGATCCTGCGTTATCAAATAGAGTTCCCCAAACCTTAGCGGTTATTGTTGCTCCTTCAGCTTCATTTCTGATCTGAATAGTAGCACGATCATAGTTCTCTATATCTTCAGCCTCGATCATAGTAGTAGTCCCTGAGAATGCTGTAGCTGCATTTTCTATCAGCATTGTTTTCAGGGAACTGCTACGTCTTGTTCTTGTTACAGTATTTGCCATTAGTCAGCCCTCTTTGGTTTTCTCAAACCTTTGGGCTTCTTAAGAGCTTTGTCTACTTTGTCTTGAACAGTTACTTTTTCTTTCTTGGCTTTGCCTTTGGGTTTTCTATTAGATTTTCTAGAAGGTTTCCCGAGAGTTTTAGGCTCTGGGAGATGATCAGCCCTGCCGATCGACTTCTCCTCTTTAAGCCTGTTATCTTTTCGAGCTTTCTCAATGAAGTCATCGTGCTGGAGATCAACTGTCGCTCCAGCGTTGATGAAAATCCTCGACCCACTAGGTATCCCAACAGTAATCCCTTTGCTGGTAATGTTCCTAAATTTTGCCATTTAAACATTACTCCAAAGATCTAAGCTGGTGCCAAGTCTCTTAGTTTACCGTGTGACTTAAATTTAGTTGCTATTAATTCTCCTGCTGTTAGGAAAGCAAAGTCTTTTGCTAACTTGCGGAGAACTCCAAGATCTTGATTGTCCAAGTATGTAGTTGGAGCTGCAATCTTCATCTTTAAGTGTGCCATGTCTAACAAGTATAAGTTCTTGAGTGTTCCACGAACTGTAGCTTGGACGTGTTGAGATACAAATATTGGAATACCATCATAGTAACCAACTCTGCTATCAAAGTTCAATCCTGCCATTCCAGTAACTCCATTCATAGATCCTGCACCGCCACCTTTCAAATTATATTGCCATGTTGCGTGTTGTGTTGCAGACATTAGCTGTTTTAATTCTGTGTATGTGTCATGTCCAGTTAGTATGATCAAGTCATTGTAGTTAGCTCCATTTTGTAGAGCTGATTGGATCAAGGTATCAATTTGTGCTAAAGCAAATGTTTGAGTGCTAGAGGTTGTAGAATCAACTGTAGCGTCTGCCCAGTTAGAGTCGTTACTTGCTCCAGATCCAACTTCTGATCTGTCTACACCATAAATGTCCATATCTGATCCTGCTACACCTTGCTCATCTTGCATAGATACAACACGGTCAATAGATTCAAAGTTGTTACCTGCTGGGGTATCAACTTCCTTCATTAACATTTGATCAATGTAGTAAGAGTGTGCTTCTGCATTCTCTCTTCTTAGGAATTGTAATAGTCCTTTAACACCGTCATCTGCTGCTGATAGTAATTCAGCACGAGTAGATAGTCTCCAAGGGGTTACTACTTCTTTTAATGTTGCTTCCAATTCTTTGATCTCTGGAGTATCTGTGTCTGGGAAAGCAGCACCTTCTTGGGCTCCTGCTGTTGTTGCGTGTCTCTTGTGTAAGACTCTCCATCCAGATTGTGTCCATCCTTCTTTTGGTAACAATTTAAAAACTTCTGACTCAGTGTTCAACTGATTGAAAACAGATGCACCATACATGGTGTTAAAGTAATCAGTTCTCTGAGCGAAGTTAGTCGCTGGTGAAGTGTAGGCTGCCAAGTCGTCATCAGCTTTTCTGATCCCGTAGCTTTTAGCGATTCCTAAGGTTCCACCGTAGTATGCGTTTACATAGTCTTCAAATTTCATTCCTGCCATATTTAGTTTCCTCCAAATTCTTTCTCATATTCGAGATCTAATTCTTCGATTGTTTTACTGATTCCAGAAAAATCAATTTTCTGTGGTTTAGTAACTTCAGGTGCTTTTACTGCTGGAGTTCTTTTCTTTCCAGCATACACATTAAAGCCGTTCTTTTTCAAGGTTTTAATTGCTTCAGACAAGTTTGTCTCTGCATCTTCCTTTACTTCTTCGGCTATTGGCTCAGGATCGGCAGAAGCTTCCATTTCTTCTGGTTCTTCTTCCTTATCCTCAGAGAGGTATTCAAGAGCTGCCATTAATGCATCTCTTACCATAGACATATCTTTAGAGGTTTTTTCTTCTTCCTCTTCTTCCATCTCTACTTCTTCATCCTCATCTTCTTTAACTTCTTCAGTAACCTCTTCCTCTTTAACCTCTTCTGAGGTCTCTTCAGGTGCGATCACTTCTGGTTCAGATTTTTCTTCTTCTGTCATAGAATCAACTTCCTTTGATGATCCTTTACCATGCTTATCATATTTAAGCTCTTGCTCATTTTCCGATTTACAGCCACAGCCACAGCCACCGTCTGATTTTGCCATAGCTGCTACTTGTGTAACTAATGCATCTGGATTAGCAGGGTGATCTTCTACCCAACTAACTGACCACAATCCTAACTCATTTATTTTATTATAGCATTGATCATCACTATTACATACAACTTTCTGATCAGTTGCCTCACCTCTAATAGATGATCCCCCCTTTGTTCCATACTCTTTAATTTGTTTCCAAGCGTAATCATGCATCTCTAAACCTGAATGTATTCCTACTTTGATCTTAACTTTACCATCTTCAGTCTTCCATGCTAATGGTAAACCAATAGGTTGTTCTTCATGTTTAAAAGAATAGACTCCATACTTCATAAAGAAATCCATTGACTCCTCCATTGTCTCTGTTGGGATCATATCATTTTGTTTATCTACAATTGGAGCTGAAATAAATGTCTCCATGATCCTATCATTATACCATTCTTTTCTATGGACTTTCCATTCTGAATCTTCTGCCATAAATCGTTACTACTGATTTTACTATATAAAGAAATTGCTGTTTTCGGAGTTTAGACGATCAAAAAGTATAGGTAAACAATCGCAGGAGGCTATTGAGCATCATTGGATTGGCTCCTCCGCTGTCAGTTTAATGTCGTGATCGGACTAATGGTTTACTTGTTTATTTTAGATCTACTTACTTACTCATCTCGATCATATAGTTTTTCATACATACGATCTGCTAAGTCAGATACTTCTCCATCAGTTACAGACCAATAGTTAGTCCATCTTTCAATGGCTGCTATATGTGGATGTTTTCCTTGTTTACATTCTTCTATAAGTTTGTAAACTTTTCTCCAGTCTTTACCAACTTCAAAATGTAGATCCTGTCCAAAGCTTTCATGGTGGATAGCAAATTCAATTTCTACTTTCATGAATGATCACCAAACGCTTGGCATCCATCATCACATTTAAGTGACCCGTCTTTGCCTTCTATCCAGTGCGGTTTGAAACTACTGTGCTTTGCACCACAGCAATCACACTTCCAGAAATACATAGTGCATTCTGGTTCCCGACCAAATAGGAATCCTGTTTTCTTTGTTACTTTTTTAGGTATTTCCATTTGTTGTCTCCTGCGATCTAATGAGAAACAATATAGCTATAATATAACTATCTTATTTGCTTCCCAAGCAATCACCTTGCTAAATACCCATACCCGAAAGAGTGGATAAACTTAATGGCGGTTTATTTTACTCGAAATTGTTTTCTATAGAATCATACATAATTAGACTATAGGATCGCTTAAACTCAAGGAAAACGGTAATTAATCAAAGAATGGTTCAAAGTAAGTATCAAGCTTTCCTGTGACTTCATCAAAGGCTGGTCTCATGTAAGGCTTAGCACGGGATCCAGGATGCTCCTTAATGTATCTCCATTTCCCTTTAGCATCATCTTTAGTTTTAATCAGGACTGGACTGTTGATCATGTGTGGACTTGTCCCATATTCAACATTAGGAGCATATTCTACATTAGTTCCTATAATTTTCTTTGGAGGTGTTTCAATAGTAGGAGCAGGTCCACGATCAACAGTAATGCTGGATCTAAGCAATCCAGTTAAGACAGATTCATTTTGAGTTAAACGCTGTTGTGCTAACGTCTGCATATCGTCTGCCATATCATCAAAGACTAAGCCTAATACTTCAGGAGCAATCGCTACTCTTTGATTGATCACTTTCTTTAGAAATTTATTGATCCCTTCATGATCGTTAAAATTCTTAGTCTCTTTCATCTTAAACTAAACACTTTGCCTGAACCTTTTCTTTTTATTTTATCTAATTCATGATCAAGCTTTTTTCTTTTGTTTACAAAATTAGCCATTCTTCGTGTCCTTAGGTTTTGTTTAACCATCTCATTCTTTCCGTTCTTCCATGCCCTTTCAGACTCATGATCTTCACAATAACCATTAGGTGATAAATATTCTGAAGTCTCATAGACTCCGCATTTTTTACATCTTCGAACATTACCCATAACTTTCCTATTACACTACCCTTGATATAACTGTTCTTTGATTAGGATGTAGTAACGAATTACCGCTTAAAGTCATTCCATGCCTTGATCCTATTTCTTGTTGTAGGGCGATCAATTCACTTAATGGCAATCCTCCTTTAGGGATCTCTCTTGCTAAATCTCTATGTGCATCACAAGTCCTTGCTCCTAAAGCTACGATCAAAGTATATCTATGTTCCTTAGGTTTCTTAGTAATCTTTCCTTGTTCAAATAATAATTTCTTATTTGCTTCAATCTTTTTAAATGAAGATAATCTTCCTTCGTTTGTAGCGTTAATAATCTCAGTCCTTGCGATCCTAGTAAGTTTCCATGTCTCTGTCTGAACAACTTCTCTTAATGATCGAACAACTGAAGGAATAGATCTCTGATCAGCAAAAGATTCAGCAATCACAGTCTGTATCTTTCTATTAACATCATTATAGTAATCATCTGAAAGGATCAATCCATGATCAACTACTTGATCCATAGCCTGTTGATCAGCTAAGTCCCAACTAACTGTTTCTTCAAAAGCCGCATCAGATTTCTTTAATGTGATCCCCTCTTCTTTTAATCCTTCCTTGTAACCATGCATATATGATCTCTCAGCATCGTCTCTGATCGCATCAATTAACTTTGATCGTAATCCTAATAGGATCGTATCAGCTATAGTTTTAACTTCACTAAGTCGAGACACATTAGACAACTGTCTAAATTCTTGATTGATTATTCTCCTAAGATCTCGTCTTAGCGTTGAAATATATCCGCTGGTTCTTCTTGCTCCTCTTCCTCCAGCGACTCCATATTGGGGGATTGTATCACCTCTGGTAAAATTATCTCGCCTTCAGGATCAAGGTCTAACTCAATACCTATGGCTTGAAACTTGCTTATTATATCTGCTTTAGTAGATAAATTTTGTAGTTTTATTTGCTCATTCTCTTCATTGATCTCAGAGAATTTAAATTCGTAATCTGTGACCTTCATTAAGGATAATAATTTCTTAGCAAAGCCTAATTCTATACATTCCTGTGTTTCCATGATCGTTCTATCCATCATGGTTATTTGTTCACCTTCTGCGTTTAAACCGCCAATACCTGCGGTATTACCGACAGCTAAAGGCATTACACCATAAGCAGCATTGACATCAGCATTAATCTTCTCAAGGTATGGTAACATCTCTAACTCTGACATATTCGGCATGACAGGGACAAATCTCGCACTTGATCCACCTTCTCCAGAACTTATGATCGGAACAAAGTTCGGATTTCTTTTTGTCTCTTCTGCTATGTATTCTCCTAAACGTGATAGTCCTTTCTCATCTACATTTGGAATATCTAAGAATCCTTTAGGTGGTCTTTCTAATCTATAGATCTTATTTTGATATTTCTCAATCGCTAAACCTGTTTCAATCTTTCGTGCTAATCCAATGATCGGAGATTGTCCATACAATCTTGCTGAGGCTGAATACTTATTAAAGTGTATAATTTCATCTCGAGCAAACGGGATCTCTTCATCTTCATCTTCAAACACATAAGCAACAGGAACAGTTAAGGTTCCATCTTCAGGATCAAATTCCTGATCTTCCATTGTCTTCCGAGTGATCGGATTCATTCTTAATGACTTCTGAAATCTACCAAAACGATCAGTCATGAATCTCATTTTCTTAGCATCCTCAATCCACAACTGCTTAACTTGTTTTCCTACAATTTGCCCATTTTCATCCCTAATATAATCATAAACTATAGAAACCCAGCAGTCATCAAAGATCTCCAATTGCCTTGCTACTGCTTTAAAAAATTCCATACCTGATATATCTGAATCTCCTGCTGAAGGATCATCAAGCAATTTCTCCATAACTTCTTTTTGGATCTCTGATGGATTGTCTACTATTGGTTCTAATGTCCAACCTTTAGCAACTGTCTGTGATGCTATCTTAGTAATTACTGTTCTAAGGTGAGAATAATTATCTGCTAAATACTCTAAATAAAATTGATCATAAGGAGGCTGCATCTTATCAGGAGCATTTGAATACTCTGCTGATGCTGAGTCATATGTAGGAGTTCTTGCTTCTTTAATTAATTGATTGTCTAAGTATTCCTGAATACCTGATTTCTTTACTGGCTTTGACCTGAATCTATCGAATATGCCCATCTTACCAATCGGGATCAGACCGTCTATACCTATTAAGCTTATCCCTAATTTCGGGCGATCTTGTATAGACTTTAATTGATCGTTCTACTATTGCTGCCATTGTTGTTCCATTGACTTTAGCTAAATCCTTAATGTCTCGTTTGACCGTCTCATTAAATTTTCTTAGCTCTAATCTTACCATGTATTACTTATGGGTAGCAAAACAAGGTGATCACTCGGAAACAACTTCGGGAAAAAGTTAGAATGATTGATTTTACTACCCATGATCATAAGTTAGAACACACATATAAAAGTATATCGCTTACTATAGATTCATTATAATTTGCCATAATAGATGCAAAAACATATAGAAAACAGCAAAAAAGATTACTATCTTTATTAGATCTGATTCAGAAGGAATACTCAAAAGTTATCCCATGAAGTAAAGACGATCCCCTTACTTTCTATCTCTTGGATTGCCAATTCACACATCCATAAAGAAACAACTGCATCAGCAGTATGTCCTTCTAATTTGCCTCTGTCATTCCAAGTTAATTGCATTAATCCATCTACTAATTTTTTAGAGCCAACTGATCCATCATCTTGTGTATCTTTAGCCCAAGGGATTCTATAATGTCCTTGTTCCATTCTTAATGCGATCACAGGAATACCAATCTGTCCATGATGTTTCTCTGATCCTGTATTATGTTTAGCTATTGGTAAACCTGCTAAGGTTTCAGCAGCGTGAGCGACTAATCTCTGGAACCCGTTGGTCTCGATCATTATCTTAGTTGGATTGTATTTACGGGACATTGAGACTATATTATCCACTTGTTTCCTTAACCAACCTTCACCCTCTGCCATTACTCTTCCAGTCCATTGATATATTACTTGCCGATCATTAGTATCTCTATTCCATGCTAACACACAGTAAGAGGTCTCATCATTCTTTTGATCAATACCTACCGCAAGATCTACACCCATTACTATCTCCCAATCATCAGGAACAATACCCATACTTAATTTAGAGTCAAGGCATGGTTCAATTACATCCCAAGTGATCAAAGCACTTTCTGGATCAATTGGATTTAACAAGTATTCAGATTCAAAAGCCCGTGAACCCATCGTCTGCTTTTCTTTGTTTAAGCGATCAATAGTCCAATAATCTTTCCAGCGTGGTGTCCCATCTTCAAGGATCGCAGGGTGTCTTATTGTTGCCCATTCCTCAGATTTTAACACCCAGTCAGCAGGATCATGGATTCTCTTTTGTGTTCCTATTAAAACAACTTTACCTGTTGGTAATCTCATAGGCATTACAACTCTTCTAATATAATGAATTGCTTTCTCATCAGATATTCTTGGAAATTCAGCGATCACGTCATCTAATATGATCAAGTGAACGTGTGGACCTTCTAACGCTTTACCTATAGACGCTGCTTGAATACGAGATCCATTCTTAAATTGTTTAGCACCCCTTCTCCATGAACCATCGTTTCTATCTGCGATCAATGGACTTAACCAAAAAGTTCTCCGTGTGATCTCTTCAAATTGTTCTAACTTATCTAAAGCCTGATCAATTGTAGCAGATAAATATAAAGCTCTAAAGTTAGGATTATGTGCCATCATAAAAGCACAATAAGTTAATATGAAACTTGTCTTAAGGTGACCTCTAGCACAAATAATTCCACTAAATATATTCTGATCAATTGTCTCAAACCATTGTTCATGCATAGGAGCTAAAGGAACATACTCAGAAGGCTCTAACCTCATAAAGTCCTCCATAACTTCATTAGCAAATTCCAAATAAGGTAGGTTCTCTTGCCGTATATGTTCTAATAAATTATTGTTAAATGAATTAATTGAGTCCGTGTCCATCTCGCATTTGCTCTCCATATTCTGATATTTTTGGATAGAAGCCGATCATAGGCCGATCCTCTACAAATTCATACTTCTCCAATTCATCAGCAAATTCTACTATACTATCCGTCTCAAATAAGACCTTGTTTGTTTTATCATCTATGATCCTAAAAGTCATTCCCGTGTCTCCTCTATCCAATTCCTGATCACAGAGTTGATCTGTTTCTGTGTTAATCCTGATGACTTAAGAACAAGCGGTAATTTATCTGATACTGTTTTGATCATTAAATCTTTAGCGTCTAAAGCACCTTGTAAACGTTCAGCTTCTTTTATAATCCTAATATATTCATCTGTTTTAATGTCTAAGATCTTATCTTCTTTAAACATATTTAACTTCTTAATAAATTGTAACTCTAAGTTATCTAATACTTTTAGCCTTCGTGTTATAGAATCCGTAGCTTTCTGTTCGGTTCCGTTAGTGATCTCCTCACGAATCTTCTCTTTACTCTTGTCCCATTGATAGCGTTCTTTCCAACTTGATAGTGTGCTTTTTGCTACCGATATGCCAAATTCTTCCTTTAAGGATCGTTTAATGAACGTGAAAGTCTCTCCGTTCAAATAATAATATCTTGCTTTTTCTTTTGTGGCTTCAGTATGTTTAATTGGCAAATTGTTCTCCACAGTGTGGACAAGTGACCATCTTAGCATCTAAATCCTGATCAGAATCATTATCATCTAAACTAAATTGATCCCAATCAAATTCTAATAGCTCTTGCATAGCCTCCATTTCTTTTCTTGTGTCAGGCATAAACTGTTCTAATTGATCAACATCATATTCTTCTAATACTTCATTCTTAAATAATTCAGCATAAGCTAATAGATCATCATCAAACCATTTATGGTTCCTACGTCTTGCTACAGTGATCGCTTTAGCTTTTGTAATCACACCAAAATTCTCACAAGGAACCTTAGGCCATTTAAGTTCTTTTAATGCTTGTAGTCTATGATTACCATCAATAACTTCAAACTTGCCGCTGTCTAACTCTCTAACAGCAACAACACCAGCAGACTTATCTTCGTTTATAGAATTGCATAATTTACTTATTTGTTCAGCAGTTCCATCTGATTTATAATTCCAATCAGCAGGGATCAAGTCATCTATATCCATCTCAACTATTTGTGTTCTATTCATATGTTATACCTCTTCTTTTCCATAATTCAGTAATGTATCTTTCAGCTTTTAATAATTCTTTGATCGCTGTATCTAATTGTTCTGTCTTATCCTGAAACCTATAAAGATTAACTCTTCGTCCATCAATTCTTTTTAGCTTTCCTTCAAAATAATTAAAGTGTTGTCCATACCTGTGAGGATTATGCCAAGACGTAGCATCAACAGAGTAGAATGGATAACGCTGTAGTAATTCCCAATTATTAACACCTAACCCATGAATCTTAGCTTTATCTCTAACAATACTAAATGAAAGGTCAAAGAAACGCTTTAATTTTTTAAGTTCGTTTTTTAATTGGACTACACCTCCAAGTCCTATGTAGTCACAATCCTCAGCGTATAATTCTAAATATTTAGGATCTTCGCCACAGTGAAACACAGGTATAGGTTTTAATCCACTTGCTACCATGTATTTGTAATTTTTATATGATCCTTCAGCGTCATCAATAACATCTAAGTTAGCATACGTTTTTACATTATGGTCCTTAATATATTGAATGTATTCATCCAGATCTATCTTTGCTCCTACTGTGTATGCACTAAAAGCACCTGAATCTAAAAAGACATCATCAAAACGATCAAGGATATTTAATTTATCAAATTTATCTTTAGCAGCGTAACTAATTAGGATTTTTGCCTTATTGTCTAATAGAACATCAGTATAAGCTTCTGCTCCAGCAAAGTATAACTTCATTGATCAAAGAGTGGATCCTTAAAACCTGCATCAGCAAAACCTTGCCGTCTTAAATGGCACGAATGACAAAGGCCACAGGGAGGTCTTAATCCTTCATAACAAGTCTGACTTAACGCTAAAGATTCCCATGCTCCTTCTCGATCAGCCATAATTACTGTATCTGCTTTACTAAGGTTAATCACAGGAGTTAAGATCTCAATACGATCACAAACACCCTCTAATCCTGTAGACGCAGTATATTCTAAATGATCAATAAATGGCCTACGGCAATCAGGGTAACCTCCATGATCTTCTTCACATACACCTATTACTATTGCTTTTGCTCCCCAAGCTGCTGCCCTGTTAATTGCATAAGATAAGAATATTAAATTCCTTGCAGGAACAAACGTAGGCTCAACTCCATCAGGTAAATCTTCAATAGAATTATACTTTCCTAATTCCTGATCAGGATTAGTTAATGGTGAACGTCCTGCCATGTTTGGAATTTTAATTAATTCCCATTCAACTTTATTTAATTTAGCAATCTTCTCTGCTTGTTCTATTTCAATTTTATGTCTTTGCCCATAATCAAAAGTGATCGCTTTAACATCAGCAAATCTGTTTAATGCCCAATGTAGACACGTTACTGAATCCTGACCGCCTGAAAATACAACTAATGCTTTTTCCATTAAATATCACCCAAGCTTAAAAATTCATTTCTTACTGTTGGATCTTCTTTAAAAGCTCCAGATAAAAATGATGTAGTCATATTACTATTATGGCTTTTGACTCCTCTAATTCTCATACAATTATGGACTCCTTTGATCACTACACCTACACCGATCGGATCAAGATGATCAATTAACGCTTGGCCTATTTGTTGAGTCATGCGTTCTTGGATCTGTAACCTGTTAGCAAAACAATTGACTAAACGTGCTAATTTACTGATCCCAACTACTCCTTGTGTTCTGGATGGTAAATAGGCAACTTTGGCTTTTCCGTAGAACGGGAGCAAATGGTGTTCACAATGAGACATGAAATCAATACCATCCAGAACTATCATTTGATCATAATTATTAACATCAGTAAACCTTTTTGCTAATATGTCCTCAGGGTTTTGATCATAACCACTAAAGATTTCTTTCCATGACTTGACAACTCTTTCTGGAGTTTCGATCACTCCTGATCGTTTAGGATCGTCTCCGATCGCCTCTATTAAGTTTTTAATTATGGTATGTTTACAAGTTTGTGAAGTTGAACACATAACTGCCATCCCTCCTTTATTGCTTGTTGTGTAGCCCATTCTAGAGCATCGTGATCAATAGCATTCTCATGATTGATCGGCTGAACATAATAATGAGAAGCAGGTATCTGATCTTTATAGTGTATTGGAATAGGTTCATCCTTAGCAACTAATACTTTAACTTCGTCTGCTCTTTCAATGTGTAATGGGGTAGGGAACCAACGGTCTTTGGGAGAACAACATATCCAGTCTATCTTCCATTTTTTAGGGATCTTTCGAGTCCCATTAGTCTCTACAGAGACATATTTGTTGCATTGGTGTAAGGCTTCAACTAGAGGACCTAAGTCCTGTAGAGTTGGTTCTCCACCCGTAATTACTATATGTTTTGGCTTAGGTAAAAGGTTTACTATATCTCTCACCGTCATGTGTTCCCAATTGTTAAACTCAGTATCACAGAAATCACACTTTAAGTTACAAGCACCTAATCTGATAAATGTTGCTGGTGTCCCTGTCCATCTGCCTTCTCCCTGCAAAGTTTCAAAGATAGCGGGTTTACCATTATCAATTACTACTCTATACAGTTCACTCCATATTTTTTCCTTCATAATCTCCTTCCATATATTGCACTATTGGCCCCGTGTTCAAAACACTCAACCGATACTAATCTAACCCTGCCCCTTGTTTCATGATCAATCTTACTCCAAACATAAGAGAACACATATTCAGCAAACGCTTCACAACCTACATTCTTTAATACTTTAACATTTGCTACATCATCATTAAGATCCTGTAATTGATCCCGTTTAGGATCATCTGAAGCGATCATTAAAACATGATCAAAATTCTTCTCTAAGAATTTTTTAATAAATTTCATATTGCCAAAATCATAGACCCAGTTCCTTTTATCTAATGTCTGTGCTTCAAATGTTAATTTAAAACCTAAACTATATCCATGTATTAAGCGACAATGAGATTCTGCTCTCCATTGTCTAAATGCACAGGATAAACCTTTATCATTACCATATGTCTTTGTTACCCTATACATTTATTTTAATTCCTCAACTTGTTTTCTTATTGTTTCCCTTAACAGATCTGCAACTGTCCATCTGTTTTGTTTAGCATGATCCTTAAAGGATTTCCAAGCATCAGCATACTCTTTCGTAATAGTAAGTAAATATGTCTCTGCCATACCCCTTAAGTTCTATAGGGATATATAAGTGTATATCTATACTTCATAATCAGGATTATAATCATGATCATGAAAGTAATCTAATTCTTTAATTAAAAAATGTCTTATCTCATCTAAGTCTTTCTTTAGAAGATCAACCTTCTCAATTAAATGAATTAATGTTTTACTGTCCATCCTTTACTCCTATGATAACACCGCCTACAGTAGCCTGTAGCGGTCTCTGCCTTGTTTGGTGGTATAATGCATATGTTTCCACATTCCTGACTCTTACACTTATATCTGGGCATCGTGTTCCTCTTTGATCTCTCTAAACTTTTCGATCACAGACTTAACTTCTTCCTTTTCTTCTAATTGAACTACAGTAATTCTATCCTCTAATAAATTTAATTCAGTTTCGTATGACTCTAAATCATTCTTATCTCTTTCAATCCTGTATTTAGCCAATTGTATTTTTGATCGTATTTCATCAGCCTCAGTTGTTAAAGACAACAGATCCCTATCTTCATCCATCACCTTTAACATTAACAATTCCAATATCTCAGACATAGATTTATGGTTGTGTTTACACCATGACTTAAACGTATTCCATATAGTTAATTGAACAGATATAGATCTAATTACCTTAACCTCTGTTCCCATCGTTTTCCTGCCCATTAATAGTGCCTATCCTTATATAACTTTACAGATTTATTATATAAATTAAATAAGACCTTATTTATCTTAAATAGTAAATGTTTCAATCCCATGTAGCATACACCTGATACTTCCTTGAGCAATCGGCACATAGTAGCCATTGATCTGATACGCCAGTAGCGTAAGTCTGAGTCTCCTGATCAAAGTCATTCCAATCAACAGTAGCTGGATTCTTTTGATTTATATGAACAAACATTTGAGGCCGTTCTTTTTTACAAGTAGGGCAACTACAAATGTTTCTAACAAATCTTTCTTCTTTGCATTTTTCACAAAGCATCATCTGTTTCTTTAATACTTTTTCAGCTACTCTTTCCTCTATTTCTATATTAGTCATTCTCTTCATGGAAAATCCTCTAATCACTTGCCTTATTTCCGTGTAGCGGATGACAAAGCCATCTTAGCAGACCATTGTTGGAATTTGCGATCCTGTTTAAGATAGTCTCTCATTATCTTATGATCATCCTGTAGCTGTAACATCATATCTAAATAATGCCCCTTTAACCTGTTAATATCCATAGTCAATAAAGAAACACGATCATGTAAGATCTTATACTTATCAATTATATCATCTAGAATTAAAACGACTTGATCTTCTACCTGCTTCTCTTTCATGGATTATACTCCTTAGATTTTGTTTGCCCATGATCAGGACCCCTACAATGGTTACAAAACGGGATTCTGTATTCTCGATCATATGGTGCTATATCTGTCCAGTAATGTCCACAATTAGAACACCAAATTGCTCCAGCTATATCAGTCATTCTTAAACTCCTCGATCAAGTTATCTAATTGCTTATTAGATAATAGTTTACGCTTTGTCTTTACCTGACGCTTTTTATTTCTGTTCCCCATTTAACTTCTCCTTTGATTCCTTTTGAAGATCCTCAATCATTGCTTCCATTAGAAGTATGATCATAGTTAAACCAGCGTCATAAGCTCCTTTCTGTTTACCCTTGTATTTCATAACATTCTCAGTTCTAAAATGTTTAGCGTGTTTGATCAAAGAATCTAACTGAACAATCCAAGCATCATGTAATAATGATCCACCAACAAGTTCAGTATCTTTATGATCACTTGCCATGCCAAATACCTTCTTTTCTTACAATATCACATATTAACTGATCTATTAAACTCGCATCTGATTCTGTTAAAACTTGAAACATAGGAATAACTTTTCCATTATCAAATTCAAAATTAATATCCCAATCAACTACTTTAGCTTCCGTATCATCTATTTCTGTTACACTCATCTTCTATCCCTCTGTTTTTGAAGTGCGACTCTACGGTTTAACTCCTCGTATAATATTTTATCCACAGTAGCGTTAATTCGCTTTAAAGTGGGTTTGCTGATCCCAGTTCCTTTATTGGTGAGATCAGAACAAGCGAGATCTACTTCTACTGAAATATCGCCTCTAACAGATTTGAAATCTCCAGTATTAAGTGTCTCACCTGCACTAACTCTTATTGTTCTTATCGTTGCCATTTTTTTTGCCTCTATATGTTTGATCTATAATATTCCGTTTAATGCGATCCTGTTCCCAATTAACTCCAGCCCAAAAGCCGAGAAACCATCCAACTGCTAATCCCATTAGCAAATAGGGGATCATAATTCTCCCCACAATTTGCCAATAACGTCAGTCCAAAAGTCTCCTATCTTTTCCTTAGGTTCAATCCACTTTGGTTCAAAGTTGATCGTCTTTTCTGATCGCTTACCTCTTAAGAATAAATTGCCGTAGCTGTCTATCCTTGCACTTCCGCCCTTTGGTAGTAATTCATCTCTTAACCACATACCAAAGTCTTTGCTGTCTTTATCTGATTCATCTAATATCTTTTTCTCTTTGTGTGCCCAAATTCTTCCAGAAGTATAAACGCTAATCTTCTCTGGAATAAAGCGGTTCCCTTCAAATTGAATAGGTATTAGATCTGTGTCTTTTTCGTTGCTCATCGCTGATCACCTTGCTTCTCCATTGGAACTTCTAGTATATTACTATTCTGTTGTAACCATCCAAAACAATGTCCACAATACCCATTCCACTTTCTCGCTGCTTTTGTAGGATCGGGAATATTACATTTACATCTCGGACAAGTATGATTATGGATTCTACGGTTTAAACCTTGAACTGGTGGTAGCCCCATTAATCCTCCCTGCACTCTTTACAAAAGCCACCATATACTTCATAGTCGGTAGTATTCATAACAAATCCGCAACATTTACATCTCCAATAATCAATCATTATATGGTTCCTCAGCTTTGATCGCTTCTACTATACGTCTACCTATTTGATCAAAATCTACTCTCCATAATGAGCCTACGTCTATCATCATATCAATTGCCCATTCAGGCATATCAACACCCTGCTCTTTCCAATAATTAGGATGAAGTATATCTTCTATCCATGCTCTTATCTGATCAGTAAAACAATAAAGAATAGATCTTTGAGGATCTCCTATAATATCATATTCATCTCTAAAAGAATTAGGATCGTTTATTATCTCTTCATACAACTCATGATAATCTGAATATAATCCACGATCATTATCTAAGTGCAACATTACAGCCCATGTCTCACGGTTCTTCCAACCGTTATAATCCTCACTCAATTTTATGCCTCCTGTCATGTGTTGCCCAGTCGCTAAATACTTCTTGCCGATCCTCCATCTTTTTCCTTGTAGCTGCTGACGCTTGAAAAACCTTATCCGTGTTTTGAATCTGCCTTTTAACCCTGAATACAGTCTCCGCACTTGGAGTATAATGTAACAAGTCATAAAGATCAGATAGGAACGCTTCCTCTTCACATAAACGGCCTTTAGGGTCAGTTGCAGTATAATAATCTTTCAACACTACATAATAGCAAAACATTGGATCTTCTCTCGCTACAATATTAGTTCTAAGCAATTCTATGATCATGTCTTTAGTCTTACTTAATTTATTAAATATTTTAATGCCGTCACTCATTCTTTAATCCACCCGTTTGCTATTGCGTTCTCTTTCATAACAGGAGTCCATGACTCGATCATTGATCTATAAGCAGTAGATAATTTGATCAAGTTCCCTATTTGGTTTAATTGATCATCTACTTGATCTTCTAAAGCCTTGATCGTCTTTTGTAACTCCTCAATCTGATCATCTAAAATCTGATTGTCAGCGATCAATTGAGCAATAATTGATGCCATTATTTACCTCCAAAAGCTAACTTAGTTTGATCTTTAAGTTGCTTCTCTTTCTTCTTATCATATGCTTTAGGATCAATTTCCTTCATTCGATCTTTACAAATATCCATAGCTTTCTTCATAGCTATAATAAAATCACGATCAAGCATGAGAGGAAGATATTCTAATTTGTTTAAATTAATCCTCCAATCATCAAACGAACCTATAATCTTATCAGGCAAACTTCCAGACATTATTTGATCCCCCGTGCTTCGAGATCTTCCTCTAGATGAATAATTTCATTATCTGCTACCACAGTTGCAGTCCCCATCCAATCAAATCTAACAGTTGGATATTCTCCCCATTGATCGGTAGGCTCTACATACACTACAGTTCCTGTATCTCCCTTATAAGCATGAACAAAAGGGACTAAAGCATCTGGAGGTGTTTCGCTGATCGCTCTAACAGCAACAACAACTCTGTCTCCAACTTTAAAATTCATTGATCACTCTCCAAAATATAAAAGCCTTCTGATTGGAAGTAAAGGTCACCAAGTCCTCTTAATCCATATTGTCTCTTAGCTTCCTTTACTGCCTCTGATCGTGTTTCAAAATTGTATTCTTCTGGATCAACTTCTACTCCATTATCATAGAATAGATGATTTGGATTCTTAAGATATGTTTGATCCATAGAATGATACACTCTCCACTTTTGAACAAATTGACTTTTGATCAACATTAGAAAGCCTCCAATCTTTTTTCTAAGTAAGCAAAAAGTTTTGCTTCCTCTTTGTTTACAGGATCAGTTAAGTCATGGCATGATTCAAGCATGTCCATAAACACAAAAATGTGTTCCCTACTGAGCCTTACGCTAACTTTTTTCCCGATGTTTTGGTTCCGTGTCATCAGCTATATATCCATATATGCCTATATAACCTTACTTGTTATCTTATATAAGATGATCATATGGTTGGATTGTTTGCTGTAATTAAATTTATAAGTTGATCAACTGGTAGACTTCTTTCTCCTAATTTAAGTTTAGTTTCAACACTTCCATTACCGATCATGATTTCTACTTCTGATATTGGTAACGTCACATCTACACCTAAGCTAGGAGCTTGGACTGTAATTGGATCTCCAACAATAAAAAACTCATTATGTCTTAATGTTACTGAATAACTATAAGTTGGCATTTTAGTTCTTTCTACAACCTGCATAGCTATAAATTCTAAATGATCTTTTTCTGTTGAATTAACCACTATTTTCTTAGAATTCTTCCCAAAAAATGCCATAGAGTGTTGATCTTCATAAGTGGCCATGATCGTTTTATCTATTGAAGAAACAGCAGTCACAGAGTTAAATGATTGACTCATATCTATTTGTCCAACGATCCCCCCTCCAGTAATCATATCTGAATCTTCATCACTAAGAGTCATAACACTAACAGGTCTTTTATGGAATGTGTCTGTATAATAAAATTGAATATAATTCTCATACGTTATCTGATACCTATAAGGAATCCATGTATAATTATCTGGATACTCAGTATCTCCTTCTCCCTCTATTTTCTTATACATATAACCAAATAAATTATCTACAAATTGCTTTTTAGTTTGCAGTCCCCATATGTTCATTGATTCAGTTGCTGGGATCCCGCAACCTACATTATCTAAGAGATCTGTTTTAACGTATTGACCTCTAAAACCTAAAGTATCTCCGTTCTCAGTTGTATCTTGATCAAATGAGTCAAATACAGTTTTAGCGATCTGCATTAAATCTTCTCCAACATAATCATTAGCCTTGTAGTCAATTAATTCAGACGTAGCTAATCTACTGATCATGTCAGCACAAATAGCCACACAACCCGTCTCTGTAGGTCTTATTATCTGAACTGTTGTTTTTAATCTAAAAGGTGTGATCCCAGCAGTTCCACCTGCAAAGTCACGGCCTCCGTAAAAATTAACAGGCATTCCAACTCTAAGTAGATCTAATACTTCATTAGAATTAAAATTAATAGTGATCGAAGTAGCAGAATTATACTTACGGTTAATTCTAACACTTGAAGCGTAAGGATCAAGTTTTACTAATCCTGCCGATATTTCCAGATCAAATAAACCACCGTATGCATACTTTACAGTTGCCATTAGACACTCTCTCCAACAATAACAAACTTAACATTAGCAGAATAGAATTTGTTTTTGTCAGGAGAACGATCAAGGCTTATACTCATAACTTTAACTATAAATGTTCTGATCGGTAAAGTTGGATCATCAATTCTTTTTGATTTAAGATAAGAATAATCATAAGTGATACCTTCTGCTAATGAAAATATTTTCCTTAATCCATATTGATTTAACGCTGTTAATGTCAGATCAATAGTTGGAAGTCCCTGTGTTGTTCTTATTGAACCTATTGGATAAATACGATCGCCAAGAGTCATCTTAGGTGCTAATCCTCCTGCTCTACTATACTTAACATTACTAATTGCTATTTCATTTCCATCTGCTAACGTGTCCAGATCTAAAGTTGTTTTTCTACGGACATAATTATTGACTGCTGCCGTTCCCCAATCAGAACTTGAGTGTGTTACATTTGGTTCTCTAACTTGCGAGACTGCTAAAGTAAAAGATACTGTATAATTTGCATCTCCTGAATCTGTTCCATAAGTTACTGCTGCAAGTGTTCGACCATCAACCCTTAGTTTTGTTGCTTCCGTTACTGTTCCAGATCCATCAATATCATCAGAGAAAGTAATCTCTAAAGGTGTAACTTCACTAATTCGATATATTCCTGCTAAAGATGTAGATGATGAAGGAGACATATATACTATATCAAAATTATGAAATCCATCTTCTAAGAAATTGCCTGATGCTCTTGTTATCTTGTTAGTCCCTTTATTAATTGTTGGATTTGCTAAATCTGCTGCTGCCCAACCTGAAGCTCTAAACGTATTTAGTGTCTGAGATATTCTTGGGTTAATGATCACATTATCTGAGTCTTTACTTCTGATCTCATAAAACGCTGGATAATTAGCATCATCATTTGAAGATGCTGTAGTCACAAGGATCATATCTACTCTCTTAAAATAATTTGTAGAATATTTACCGTTAGTTCCTGAGTCTGTTGCTGATGCATCTGTCCAAGATGCGTCTGGAGGAGATAGCGTATCTTTACAATACTTATAATGTGAGAATGTAGCATGATCATCATTGATCGGATTGCCGTCTATAGTAAATGATCCCATGCCCCAAACAGTTAGAACAGCGTCAGCATTAGATTTAGATGCTGAAGAATCAGAACCCCAATTGCATCTAACAGTTAGTAAACGTGATTGCTCTTCTAAAGAACTATTCTTATTGTCATTACAATGGAAAGTAACCTTTGCTGCTCCTGCTGGATGTGTCCATTTGTAATGATAAATCTGTGATCCCGAATCTCCAGCTACCGATCGTATAGCACTTAATGTATTGACCTCATCTAATAATCCATCTGTGTTGTCTAAGGTTGTTCTTTTAGATGTAGTGATCACGGCAGTAGGTGACTTAGCGTTAGGACTTGGGTTTGAACCTGCTTTAGCATATGTTGATCTAAATCCATATGTATCTTCAACTGCAACCCAAACATTCTTAGCTCCACTAGAAGTATAGGTGTGTGTTCTTGTAACTACATTAGTCACATCTGAATATTCTATCTTAGCTGCATCTTCAATCTTTTCTCCTGAAGCGGCCCCATCCCAATTAACATAAAGATATTTAATGATCCCAGATCCATTTGTAGACCATGCTCCTCCTGTGTGAGCAGTTACAGTCATAGTCCCTGTGCTTCCTACATTAGTAAATCCACTAAATGCGATCGTCTGAACTTTAGGTCTTGCTATTACTATTTCATTTGATCCAGCAGCGTAAGCATCAGTATTAACATCACCTGACACGAAAGCACGATAATAGTAATTAGTATTTCCTTGTCCAGAAGTTTGGATCTGAGTTCCAGATAAACTTGTGGTTGGAATATCACTTAAAGCATAATTTGTAGTTGAAAATTTATGGCTTCCAGATGTTGCAGCACTTAGTCCAGATGAAGTTCCAGACATAATGTATAACTTATTAGTTGTTGTATCTGGAGTTAATGTTTTTTGTTTGATTATTCCGCTGGTTCCATTACCTACCATCTCGATCACAGGAGGTATAGATTCAGGTTTAGCCCATTCTACTTTATACTGTAAAGAAGCAACTCTAACTCCAAAAAATTTAGCATTCATAGCATAACCAGCTAAATTAATTTGAGAACCCCACGTTATGTCTGGATTAGATTCTAAACCTAAAGCACAATCAAACTCAAATGCTGAAGATCCAGATAACGTTTTTTTATCAGAAAAAGCTCCATCATAGATAGCAGCACTAGCAAAAGTCGGATCCCAAGTGTCTGCTGAGTTAGCTGACCATAAATTCCATGTTGCTCCTGATCCTCCAGATCCATCTCCTTTAAGCCAATCACGGTAAGTGCTTTTTATATTCCAAAATTGATATTGTCCAGAAGTGTTAGCTGCATCTGGAAAGTATGGAGTAACACTAATCTTTAATCCAACAACTGTAGCATCATCAGGAACACCATAAAAAGAGGGCTGTTGAATATTAAATTTAATAAAACTTACACGTTCATCATTAGATGGATTTTCAGTTGATCCATCACCATCAGAGTCATAGGTTGCTCCATCAGTATTAACTAAAATATCTGTATGTCCGAAGTTAGAAGTTGCTGCTGATTCACTAACATAAGTGGCTGTATCAATATCAGTTAATGCTGTAAATGCTGTTTGGCCCATATTAGAATCCTAAGTAACTCCCTAATCCTGTTATACGATCACCCAGATCTGTGATCCCGTCTGCTCGAGATAATAGCCCGTCTATTTGATCCTTAATATCTGATATTATACCTCTCCAATGATCAAAGACCTCATTCATGCTTTCTACAGCTTTAGTTAATGTTCCGTATTTCATTTCTAATAATACAAGACCTGCTATTAATGCTATGATCGCAACAGCAATTAGGATCATAGGGTTCATTAGCATAACTGCGTTCATGATCTTAGTTACTGAGATGATCATCTCAATAGGCCCAATTAATAATTCCATTTGTTTTTGTGTTTGAAGTAGAGACTCATACTGTGCTTCACTAACTATATTCATGTCTCTTGCTGCGTTAATTGATTTACTATAACCACCCACTAACCCATTTAGACCACTTGTAACAGCCTCTAATGCTGCCATAGTCTCAAGGTTTTGTAATGCTACCTCTTCTTGTTTCTCTTTAAAGTCATCTGCTGCGTTCTCAGCTTTTCCCATGCCTTGCTCAAAATTGGAAGCGTCTGCTTGTAGAACCATATTGAGAGCATCTACTTGCATGATCAGTAAGCCCCTACTCTTGATTGTATTTGATCAAGCTCTTGATTTCTTTCTTCCAATATCCTTTTAGCAGATTCAGCTTTCTGTGAAGTTAATAAATTAACATAAGCAGTTAATGTGTTTCGATCATAGTCATCTAATATGTCCATCATAGCAGAAACGTCTGTATAGGTCATTTGAGGCTCTTCTATCATAACCTCCAGCATTCCCTTATAGATCGGCATAGCTTTGGTTTGTGCTGCATTTATGACCGTGTATTCCTCCTTAGACAAGGATTTACCATCTAAGAGCTTCTGAGTTAAGTTAGTTAAAGCAGTTTTGTTTTTTACAAGTTCAACTTTATGATCATAAAAGCGTTCATCTATATCTCTCCACTCTTGCTCAGTTAATCTTCTGATCACAATCTTAGGTGCTTGTTGTTTTGATCGCCCAAACCACCCTTTTTTCTTTGGTGTAAGCTTCGCTAATGAAGGAAGCAAAACCTCTTTCCTTTGCCAATATTCTTGCTTAACCGCCCCTACGTCTAATAGTGGCGAATCTGCTAACTGTCCTTTTACTCTTACCATACCTACTTACCATTATAATGTCCAATCTGTTGAGATAGCATAACTACTATAGTCATGCACAGTTCCATTCCCTGTAAACCTGATTACTAAATCTTCAGGAGTCTCTGTTGCTGCGGTATATGGAGCATTACGGGACATTATCTTACCATGTGTTAAACCAATATTATAAGTTGATCCACCCTCTGTAATTTGGATTTCCATTCGAGGAATGGTTAGATCTGCTTGTAATGCATCATAAAAGGTTTCATCCTTTGCAGTTGTTTTTAATTCTAATGTGACTTCAGATGATCCTCTAAAGACGTTTGCGTGTTGTAAAAATTTAGTTGTAGAATTTTTAGTGATCGCTTGTGGTATTGAATTAATTCCATTAGTTAATGACAATTTAAAATTCTTTAAGTATGGAACATCAGTCAAGGTATCTACTGCATAAATATAATAAGGATCAGAAGAAACATCACCGTTTCCAGATACATCATATATGCCATTGATCAAATTAGACGAAGCAATAGTATTAGCACTTGATCCTGTATCTTCACAAGCCCATCCACTAGCATCATTTATGATCTTAGCTAAACCGCCACCTGCTCCACTTGTAGTTCCATCACCAATAGTTGCTCCATTACCTGTAGATATATCTACAATACCGTTAGAATCAACAGCAGAAGCAAGAGTATTGTTTGTATAAAATAACACATATTTATCTCCAACCTCTACATAACTATTAGCAGGGCCATCAATCTTTAATCCTTTATCTAAGGTTGTTGCTAAATTTCCGCCTTGTGATCCATATTTTACTGCTATGTCTTGCCCTGTAGCAGGAGATGTTGTTGGAACAGATCCAGAGGCAATAGATCCATAATTAGATCTATCAAATCCAGTTGCTGAAAAGTTACGAGCAGCAGCGAGGGTAGAGGCACCCGCTGGACCTTCTTCAGTCCAGAATGCTGTCGTGTCGCAATTCAGAGTAGCTAGAGTGCCAGTCGTCAAGTCTGCCTCCAGATCTATCCCGTTAAAAGCCACTCCTGATACAAGGGTAGCTTGATAGTCTGATCCTATTTTTTCATCAGCTAAAATAGATAAGCTGTCAATTGTTGAAGTTAATTTTTGACCAATACTTTGTCCACCGATCGTAGAGATCCCCATACCTCGTGTAAAGAAATTTCTCCATGCAGAACCATGTAGTCCTATCTTTATTGGACAAGTGACTTTAATCGGCCCACTTAATATGTGTGGACTTGTGCTTTGGCCTATTGAATTGATCGGGGTATATTGACGATCAAGCAGTCTTGGATCAAAAGTATCTAATGATCCTGTGTGATTTAATCCATCTGCTGCTGGAGTCCCATATGTTCCTTCTGCATTCCAATAAGCATTTACTGACTGTGGCATTCTTACGTTATTAGTCATTATGATATTACCTCATAGCTTGTGAGTTCCAGATCTAAAATATACCGATACCATCGCTTATTCTTATCTGTGTTATCCACCCGAGAAACAGGCCTCATTAATTGATAACTTGAATTTGGATCAATTTCATTAGCTCTTATGATCCTTAAAACTTCACCATACATATTCCGTAGATGAGTTCTGCTTGTAGGTGTAGACATATCTACACTTACTCTAATTGTTCCACGATCGAGAGTCTTACCGACTAATCCAACATCATGAACACCTGAGACCTCATAACATTTGATCAGGTCTTTCTTCATCTTATTTAATTTGCCAATATCCCAACTGTCTCCAACCTTAGGAGTTCTACTATCTGTATTACCTGCATTCCAATTAGAATTTAACAATCCTGAAACTGTAGACACGGGATCAGCAATTACCATTGACCAAGTCCGCCTTTGTGTTGTTGTTTAGCGATCGGAATAGTTCTACCTTGCCTTGATCGTATATCTAATATTTCCATAGCTTGATCTTTAAGATCTCTACTGTTAATTGTTCCAGCATCAGAATTATCCCACATTGAAACAACATCAGCACAAGTTAATAGAATACAGGCTTTCTTAATATCGTGTGGAGTTGTTGCATCTCCATAAGTATAAGTTGCATAAGCTTTTACTCCAGAAGGTGCTGTCATCATATTAAATGCTGGAAATTGTTTAAGATACACTTTACCATTGTCAGTATCAACCCAATAGTCTCCAGATAAAGGATCCGTAAATGATCCCGCAGTAAAATTAGAATCTGAGACATAATCTTTGTATTCTCCTCCATTCCAAACGTATAAGTTAGTTAATGACGCTATAGGATAGTGATCAAGCGACATAACGCCTCTGTAGCTTACTGTAGTAGTAGAAACGTGTTGAACTACTAAAGGCTCCTTTGTTACCGCCCCATAGCGGCTACTGTGCCATGCGTGGTCAGTATATTCATCTATAAACTTTTCATTGTTTTGGATCGCTTCATCTACAGCATCTCCACTTGGTGTTGTTGATCCTGAAAAAGCATCAACTTGAAGATAGTCTGAGACATCTGAATCTTGGCAGTAATAGGTTGTTGTCATCAGAGAAAGTGCGTTAGTGCTGAATTAACTAACTTCTCTCCCGTAGTTGCTACAACCATTCCATTAAAGTCAATTGGTTGCCCTGCCATGTTCCATCCTATTGCTCCAACAGGTAAAGTAGTATAACCTTGTTGAACAGCTAAAGGTGGAGGCCCTCCTCCGTTTGCTGTGTAATATTGTTCTCCATTACTTAATGTATCAATCTGGGGTGGTGGCATTTGCCAAGCCTGTGGCTGTGTTGCTGCCATTCCAGTTCCTACTCCAAACCAAGTCCACGGCTTAAACATACTTGCTCCACCTTGTTGCATTGGCATCTGTTGTCCGTAAGGATTCATCCCCATTTGCTGTTGATATGGATTCATCTGTTGCTGTGTTGGCGGTGGAGCTTGTTGAACTTGATTATTATCACCATAAGGATTTTCCCAGTTAGTAATAGAATGATGTTGATTATCTTCTTGTGCTGACCATTCTTCATGTAAAGACAAACGAGCGTTTAACTCGTTAGCAGCCTCATCACCGATCATAGCTCTTGGTTGCCAATCTATCTGAGATTCGCTAACCTGTTTTAAAAAATCAATATGATCATCTAATTCTGTTGGTAATTGAACTTCAGTAGCCTCACATAATCCTTTTAGCATTACCATGTAATCATGTATAATTGGATAGAGATACTGAACTGTTCTCATTACTGTGTTCTCTGCTACACGAGCATCAAAATCTGGATGCTGTATGCGATCAACCGCTACGGGGTTGAGATAACCTGCTGGGGATCCGTGATAACCACTCATTCCATAAAACTCCTATTCATTAACATAACTTCGGCTGTCATATACTCATCATAATCTCTTTGATGCATTATACAAAAACCTCCTCCTGTAAAAGATCCACAGTATGGACATTCATCCTTACCGTGTTTTCTCCTCATTCCAAACCATTTAGTTGTTAAACGTTTATGCTTTGCTCTTAATCGTTTAACATAATAACTTAATTCTTGATCATCCATTTGATCTTTATTTTGTAATTTAGAAGTAGAAACAACATACTGCTGTCTTTGTGTTACTACAGGTTGATTAGGTTGAGCTGAGATAGAATTTGGATCCTGCTTTTTTTGTGGATCCTGCCCTACTTTGGGCCTCTTCATTGTAACCATCGGCTGAAGATTGCTCATACCAAACGACCTCTATTACTATAAGTTACATTTAAGCGTTTCCATGTTATCGGAATCCTTTTCCCATCAACAGTTAAAGTATATTTTGTTTTATCTAAGTAATTAGGAACTCTATCCATAGTTCCACACCTTCTACGAGGTAGTTCAAAACGAATCATAAACCGCCCTTACGCATCATCTTTCCAGTCCTAATTGCTGCTTGTCCTGCATGAACTGTAGGATCAAAGAATGCTTTAGTGATCAATGCTTTTAATGTAGCTATTGCAGCACTAAGGAGCATTAACATAAATAAAAATCCATTATAGATCCAAGCGACTCCCCAAACATACATAGCAGCGTCTAAGAAATATTCTTCTAAGAATAAACCTGCATACAACCCTAAAGCACCTGTTCCAAGCATAAATCCAAATAACCAGATACATCTTTTCATCCACATCCATTCTATATATCTAATAAAATCAACATCTTGCTTTCCACCTGCTCCAAAATTGGATGGGTAGCGATCGGGGCTGAATAACATATTTCTTATGAACTTCATGGTCTCACCACATAAGACATATCTAAATAACTATTTTGCTCTTTTGCTATTTCTGAATATACCTCAGATTTAAACTTGCGTGTTATCTGATACGCAACCTCATATCCAATAGGATCAACATCTCCATCTCCAAGATCAATCCATTTTGGATGATATGTATAAACGATCACTTTTCTAAAGGACGGTCTAAAGTCCATCTCGTCAAAATACTCTACATATGATTGATGCCAATGATCCCCGTCTGATAATTCTTTAATTGAATTATCGTTTAAGAATCGTTCTATTGTAGCGTCTACTTTATCAATTGGAATTGCTTTACTAACATACAAAGACGTTTTCCATCTAAATATATGTTCAGGAGTTAAGTTCTCTACTAATGAATGGAGTAATTCTTCACAGCTTATAATAACTTCAGACATATCAAAAGTTCTAACTTTGATCCCACGAAAAGTAAAATCTTTTGCTTTCCCGATCACATGACCGTTCTGATTTTTTATATTAATCCAATCATCTATAGCAAATTCTGTTCTATAAGCTACAGTCATAAATGCTAAAGCATTGTTTAAAGGACTCCATTGTGAGAATGCAGCGTAAGTGATCGCTGCTAAACCTGCTATATTTTCAATCTTATTAAGATAACCTCCATAAAACAGCATCCCGATCATAAACAATATAGCACCCATTACTCCAAAGATCTGAGTTGCTGCCTTTGTTTTTAGATCACGGATTTTAAATGATCCTGCGTCTTGACGTTTTACACTTTGAATAGCTCCAGATGTTATAACAAAAACAACAATAGCCCAAGCAAAAACAATCGCTGGATCCATCAGTCTAACATCTCAGCTTCTTGAATAGGTTTAATCTCTCCTGTTACGGGATCAACATATTCTTTTTCATCTTGTGGCGGAATAAAATTCTGCTGAGCTGATCGGGGCATAGGTTGTTGGCTCCCCATCATCTGCTGTGGAACCTGTTGTGGCATCATTTGTTGCTGTTGTGGAACCATTTGTTGTTGCATCATCTGGGGCATCATTTGAGGGATCATTGAAGGCCCTCCCATAGGTTTAGCTTTTTCTTTTGCCCTTTCGGATCTTGCTCGTTTAAAATCATCTAATCTCTCTGCTGTTAATGATGCATTAGTTAAGATCGCAAAAGTAAACGATCCTGATACTGCACCATACCACATTGAGTCTTCTGGGTTTAATTTGCCAACATACATTAAAGTAAATGCATTAGCTATAAACACCAATAAACTTGCCATTCTATTATAGGATAATCTAACCTCATGGAGGTTGCGATCATCAGCCATATCATCTGCAAATACCATATTACCCCAACGGAACCGAGCTATAAAGGAAGTTATTTAATCCGACTAATCCATAATCTTAATTTCATGTGTGTTATCTAAAGCAGGTTTTTCTAATCTTATGTCATCACTTCCACCTGAATCAGCATCAAGCATTTGCTGTGTGTCCATAGTATGTGTCCATTGTCTAAATCCTGTTCCTATACAGTTTGATATTGATCCTATAACAGTAAGATCATTACCAGCTTGGAAATTTAAATTACTAACATCTCCTATTATTTCATGCCCTGCTGCTGCTGGACTTGTCCAATATGTTCTACTTGCATGGCCAGTTATTGTAGTATTACCTGTAATAAAAGTTGAATTAGGATCATTAAAATTTGTAGAGCCTGTAGTTCCAGTCATAGTAACTGTAGTGTTTCTTAAATCAAAAGTTCCACTCGCATCTATTACTAAACTTCTTACTGAATGACTTAAAGCACCTCCAATTATTGTTTTATTGTTAGTTCTCCAATAACCTGTAAAAGTGCAATTTCCAGCAAAAGTGACAGTTGTAGTATCAGCTATAAAATAATTATAATTAGAAGTTGGCACGTTAGTAGAACTACTCCAATAGCAAATGTATGGAATAGTAGCTCCTGCTGAAACTGTTCCAGAACCTTTTATTTCTGTAGCCATATTACCAGACTGTGCAAACGTTCCACCATTATGTGTTAAAGTTTTATACACTCTCATGTTTCCATGACCTCCTACTTTAGTTAGCGTTGTAGTTCCTCCTGATGGTGCAAGTCCTAAATTTTCAAACTGATATCCACCAGATCCTAAATAGAGTTTACCATCTGCACCTGTCATGTTTACAGTAGAATCTGTGCCTTTGTCAAATGTTCCTCCTGCTCCCCAAGCATCCTCATAAGCTGCTGGTCCTGCTGCGTAATCATAAATTGTCATGTTAAGATTTGAATTAGAACAAGTTAAAGTTGAACCTGAAACATCATTACAACCCCAACGACCTACTAAACCATCTGATCCTGCTGTAGCTTGAGAATTAAAATGAGTAAGATTAGTTCCTTCTGCTACAAACATATCTTTTCTAATTTGTGCTGCCGTTTTAGCTGCTGCAAATAATCTAACTTCATCTATTTCACCTTCAACATAACCTTGATCTAATGTCCATCTGGTTCCTATATTAAACTCACAATCAGTAGCAGCGTAAACTGCCCCACTTCCTGTTTCTGAAGCTTCCAATTTACCGTCAAGATATAATGAATGTTCACCTGTGCCTCCATCATAGACTAATGCTAAGTGATGCCACTTGCCATCTCTTACTTGAGTCTGACTTACTAAAGTATTAGTAGTGCCACTTGTAAATATTCTTGCATTTATTTTATTTGTAGACCATTCAATATAAGCTTGCATAACTTGAGGGCTACCATCATTATCTTTTAAATTAAACAAGTGTTGGTGATTATTTCCTGTATATGCAGTTTTAAACCACATCTCAGCAGTCATAGCATTTCTATTATAAAACAAATCTAAATCTGCGTGATTTACACTTCTTGCATATTCAGTATTGTCTCTATCTAAACTTAAACAACCTTTGCCAAGCAGACCTCCACTCGTAGTAAAATCTCCTGCTATTGTATGCACATTTGTTTTTGCGTCAAATTCTCCACCTGTAGGCACAGTCAAATTAGTGCAATTTACTTTAAAATTGTTAGTATTAAATGTAGAACCTGCTATTACATTTATAGGTTCATTCCCTGCACTTGCCCATTGATAACCAGTCATTGTAGTTTGAGTTCCGTTAGCAAAAAATACTCCTGCATCAGCGTATAATGATCTCCAATTCTTTTCTGCTGCTGTATTGTGTATAATCTTAGTATCAGAATTAGCAGTTGTAATGTTTCCATTTAGATCAACGTGTCCAGAAAACACACATAAAGAATCTTCCCAATTCAAAGTAGTTGATCCTTGAACTGTAAAATCTACAGCTTCTAATCTAAAACCACCTGTATGTAATTCATCATCTCCAAGTGTTAAAGTAAGATCATCAAACACACAGTCCCCGATCATGGTAATTTTAGATCCACCACCTGCTTGTCCATCTTCAGGTCTTGTAGCATAAGCATTAACAAACTGTAGATTACCAAATTTAACTTCAGGAACTGTTTCTAATAATGATCCTAATGTTTCTTCAAAAACTCCATTGTTTGTAAATACAGCAGGATATAATGATGAGACTCCTTGATAGGTTACACTATGACTATTTGAATAAGCGTAAGTTTCTAATTCTTTTCCAGAATTTACAGTTATACTTCCTGCTGAAGTTGCAGTTCCTATAGTAACTACTACTCCTGAATTATGTCCACCACCTGCATTATTAGATACTGAAGTTCTTGTATTATCAATAATCCAATCATTCTCAATATTTATTGATCCTGAAATTCTATAACCATCCCCTCCAGATCCTGCCATTGTTACATTATAAAAAGTAGGGGTCTTTGCATTACCACCTAAAGCATCCTGATAGACATACATAGAACTTGCATTGTCAAATTTAAACAATCCTTTATTATGAGTAATAGATCCAAAGTTTTCAAAAGTATTAATTAAATGTGCAGTTCCTCTTGGACAAGATAATATAGCACGAATATCAGAGTGACTTGATTGTCCTATAGTTAATTTAGCAGATAATGTTAAAGTTTCATTATTCCATGTTGCTCCATTCCTAACAGCATTAGGATCTGAATAAACTCCAAAACTTTCTACATATGCACTTCCAGCAGGAGCATGACCATTATCATCTATTCTCCACCAATATTCTGGACTTACGGGATATGTATTATAATAATTAGATTTCATTTGATCAGCACTTAAAACACGATCGTAGACTTTAACGTCTCGTATTTTACCAGCAAAATCCCATTGTAAACCACCTGAGTGAGGATTAATACCTATACGGAAATCACCAGTTGAGGTATAGTTGCCTAAATTTCCTGATAATGCCCCATTATTACTTGAGTCTAATGTTCTTTCTTCACCATTAACATATAACTTCATTGTAGCATTACTGCTATCAACATAAGTAATACTAAAACCAACTTGAGTCCAATCGTTAGCACCATTAACAAATGAAGCTGAATCTTCTACAGCATATTTAGTAGCACCATCTGTAACCATTCGAGAACTTAATTTACCTGCTCCAGAATCAATATACAACACATGAGAATTATTACTATCTTGAAAGGCTCCAAATAAACCTTGATTAGTTCCCGTAATCCCATCATCAGGTTTAACCCACATAGAATAACTAAAACCAGTCCTGATCATAGATTGTAAAGCACTATTTGTATCTACATTATCAGCATCACCATCAAACAGTAAAGAAGTTAAAGGTTTACAATTTAAAGTTCCTTGTTTGATCACAGTAGTTCCAGTAGTTGTATAACTACCATTTACTGCATCTGTAGTAAAGGCATCGTAATCCTGTGCTGGGCTTCCTACTGCTGTAAGATTGTGACTATTACCACTTGAATCAGCAACTGCCCCCATTAATTTATACCAAGCAACTAAATTTCCAATAGAACCTCTTGAAATATCGTAGTTTATTTTTGAAGATATTTCTTGAACTTCTGCATCTGTAAGAACATCACTAAATACTTTTACATCTACTATATTTCCTACAAATTCATCAGATGCGGATCCACCATCATTATCATTTACTGCACCTATTGAAAATGATTTAGAAGAATTATAAGGTGAAGTAGACATACTTGTCCCTGTTTTTACTAAAACACCATTAACATATATTTTTCCAGTATTACTACTGTTATCAAATGTAACTGCAACGTGATTCCATTTATTTACAACTACTGCATCTGCATTTGTTCCTAATGAACTACTGCTTGAATCATCGCCAACATAAAAATAAATACGTTTATCAGAATTCCTATACCACATAGCGTATGGTCTATCTGCATCCCCGCCAACACCATTTTTAGTAGCAACCATTTGCCAAGTATCGCCAGTTCCAACAGGTTTAATCCAAGCTGATAAAGTAAGTGTTGCACTCAAATCAAAATCATTGTGGTCAGCAACAGTAAACATATCATCATTACCATCAAAAATATAGGGAGCGTCAAGATCTATCTCTACGTTTGTAGCGTCTAAATCTCCTTCTATAATTCCACCTGTTCCTGTAAATTTAATAGTTCCCATCTATGCTAACGATCCTCCAAATTTTCTTATTCCAGTCATGTTGTTAGTTCCACTTGATAATTTCCAAGTGCCTCCATTTATTATAACTAATCCATTATAATTATGTGTTCCTGAAGGTGCTGTTCCTGTATTACCATACTGACCACCTTCCATTGTTGTTGTCCCATGAACTGTAACTGAATCTCCACCTTGATTAAATCTTACTCTACCATCAGTAATTGTAAGGTTGTTTAATACAGTTAGACCACTATTATCTGTTAAATCATCATATCTAAATTCTCGTGCTGAGGTATTAGCATCAAATTCTAAATTGTAAAAATTAGTCCCTTGAACATATGTTTCATCAGCACCTCCCCAACTTTCTAACGTAAATCTAACGGTTCCATTATTATGTGTAAAAATAGATCCAGTAGTCGGTGCATACCAACTGTAACCACCAGAAGTTCTACTTTTTACAATAGTAGTTCCTGTTGTTGCAAGATATGTGCCACCACTATTAATTGTAAGACTTCCAAATGAATAATCTAATGCATTTTCTCTATCTGTTCCTAATGCACCACCTAACACCCCTCCATTTTCTATAACTACATTTCCATTAACCGTTATTGATCGGTCACTTGCATAACTCCTAAAAGCTCCTTCTTTTATTGTTAGGTTATTTTCAATAGTTATATTTCTTTGAGTTTCGACTGATTGATCTCCTCCTGCTGCACAGTCTATTACTACATCATAAAAATTTTCTCCAGAAGTATTTCTTATTTGAACATTTTTATTTCCCTTGAATGTAACGGTTCCATTATTGTGTGTAAAGGTAGCAGAGCTTCCTGCTGGTTCTGTATCAAAAGCATCTCCATCGCTGGAATCTGTTAAATTTTGAGTTATAATTAAACCATTTGTGCTGCTATTATTTGGAGCACTCAAAGTGCCTCCACCACCTAATTCTACTGCTCTTACTGTAACATCTGAAGAACCACAGGTTAAAGTTCCACTAATATCTAAATTACCTGTTACTATAAGATTTCTACTTGCTCCACCTTCAGTAGTAGTTGTTACTGTTCCTTGAGTTATTGTTAAATTTCCTTCAACTGTAGTTGATGTATCTCCTTCTAAAAATAAATTACAACTTCCATGATTTACAGTTAGATTATGGACATCTCCTGTGCCGTTCATAGTTAGCCTTGTTGATCCTGCTGTCTTGATCTCAAGCGTTCCATCATTGTTTTCTAATGTTCCTCCTCCTGAGATCCTAAAAGCATGAGAACTTGCCTCTGATTCTATAAATGTAGTTGTAGGACTTAGACTTAGTGTTCCACCACTATCAACTAACATACTATCAAAAGTAGAATCCACTTCCATATTACTATCATCTGTAGAGTTTGTTTGATCACATTCTAATTTACCACCACTAAATATATGAGTTTCAC